AATCCACCTGATATTGGTGGTCCTGTTACAGTTGATCTTGGAAGTGGTCAGACATCAAGTCAAAAATTTGGTGGATGGTTGCAGACAAATGAGGAAAAAGGCACTAAGTATCTTAGCGTTGGACTTGTAGATTCTACTAGAAGTAAAGAGCAAACATCTGATGAAGAAATATTTCCACCAAGCCAAGACTTTGATGATGATCAAGTTCCTTTCTAAATGAAATATCTCTCTATATGTAGTGGAATTGAAGCCTGTTCTGTAGCTTGGCATCCATTAGGATGGGAAGCTATAGGATTTGCTGAAATAGAAGAATTTAGGTCAGAGGTGTTAAAATATCATTATCCTGAGGTAAAAAATTATGGGGATTTCACAAAAATTACAAAAGAACAAATCGGATGTCACGCAGATGTCCTTGTGGGAGGAACTCCCTGTGCAACATTCAGCATTGCAGGACTTAGGAAAGGTCTTGATGAAGACAGAGGAAACCTCGCACTTGAATTTATTAAACTCATTGAAAGAGTCCGTCCCACATGGGTTATTTGGGAAAATGTCTTTGGAGTCTTGTCATCTAACAAAGGAGAAGACTTTGCTACCTTTCTCGGAGCATTGGCTCAACTCGGGTATGGGTTCGCCTACAGGGTTTTGGACACTCAGTATGTCAGAACACAACGCTATCCAAGAGCAATTCCTCAAAGAAGAAGGCGTGTCTTCGTTGTCGGACATATTAGAGACTGGCGATATCCTGCAGAAGTATTATTTGACAAAGAAGAGGTGTCAAAAGATGCTAGACCGATCAGAAGAAAGAAAAAAACCATTGCCAAAGAATCTAAAGAAAGCACTTATAGAGAATACGAAGAACCATACATAATTAGAGATAGTCATACTAAAAGTAATGGTAAACCATATAAAAATGATGGTTCTAGTTTTACTTTAACAGCTTCAGATAGATATTCTGTTACTGTTTTTGAGACTAGTAGTCCTGATAAAACAGCAAGAATACAAAAAGAAGAAATTAGCCCAACGCTTACAGCAATGACTGGTGGCAATAGACAACCATGTGTATATGTAGAATTAAAAGATGTAAAAACAGAGTTAAGACAAGTAACTCCTATTGAAGCAGAAAGACTTCAAGGATTTCCTGATAACTATACACAAATACCATATAAGGGAAAAGAAAAAGAAGATTGTCCAACATCTAAAAGATATGAAGCTGTTGGAAGGTCAATGTCAATAAATGTTATGGAATGGTTGGGAACAAGAATAGAAGAGGTGCATAATAAATATGAAATATAATAAATTTGATTTTAGTAATGTAGAAGATTTTGACAATCATATTAAATTGTCTATACCTAACTTTGAAACATTAGATACAATTTTCAGTTGTATCACAAAAGAATTTGCACAACCTGAAAGTTATGTTCTAGATTTGGGCTGTTCAACAGGAAGATACCTGCATAATTTGGATAAAATTGAAAACACAAATTATGTTGGTTTTGATATTGTAAATTTTAAAGACAGAAGAGATGGATTTGTATATGAAAACTTAGATATAGAAGATGCTCTTATAGAATACCTTGATAAAAATGTTTCTACTATTGTATGTATGTTTATGTTGCAATTCTTAGGTCAAGCAAAACGAAACAGGGTTATAAGTCTTTTAAAAAAATATATTGATAAAGGTACAATCATATTATTATCTGAAAAAGTATATTTAGAAGATACAAGACTGCAAACACTAATACATAGATTACATATTCAAGAAAAAAGAAAAAACTTTAGTGATAAAGAAATTTTAGATAAAGACAATCAATTATCAGTATCAATGTTTTGCAGGACACAAAAAGAATTAGATAAAGAACTAAATAGCATTGGTGATACCACAAAAATTTGGCAATCATATAATTTTATGGGTTATTTTATTAAGAATCATTGGTTATATAAAGATTAATGTCTAAAAGACTTACCAATCAGAAACATCTTATGTGGGTTAGAACACTGCCTTGCTTTATAAGTAGGGCAGGTTTCTTGTCCTGCAATGGTTCTATACAAGCCCATCATTTATTAAAGCCTAGTGATGGAAAGCGTGGTTGGTCTTTAAAAGCAGGTGATGATCAAGTAATACCTTTGTGTGTTTTTCATCATGCACAGCTACATACTAAGTACGGAAATGAATTTAAATTTTTTGAAAAATATGGATTTAGGAAAACAGCAGGTCAGGAATATGCAAAGCAATTATATGAAGGAAATCAGAACTGGATAGACGAAGATACAGAAGATGATTTACCCTTCTAAAAATACTTGCACATATTCCAATTTGGGATTATACTAGGGACATAATAAATTGATACTCACAGAGTAAGGAAAAATAAAATGAAGAAATTAACTAGAAAACAAAAAATATTTAATATAAAAAAAGCCTTTATTGAAAACAATAATGGAAAAGGTTATCAACACTTTTTTAAAGATAATACACAAGGTGACTTGAATGAAGCACCTTCTAATACACAATATCATGACTATGCAATAGTTTCATATTTAGATGATAACTACAAAGGAAAAAAAGAATTTAGAATACTTGCAGGTCAAGAAGAAACTAAAAAAACATCTAATAATAGAATTAGAACTAATCACGAACCATTAGCATGGTATTTAAACACTGAAGAAGCTGAAAATCTAATATGTTTGTTAGAAGCATTCATTGAAGTTGAAAATCAAGAAGGAGATAAATAATGACTAAGATAGTAGGAAACCAAAACGCTAAAACATTCCATCTATATATTAAGAAACCAACCGACAAGGATTGGTTTCAAAGGATGCGTTCTAATCAATATGGAATGATTGATGATCAGTGCATGAAATTCAAGAAACAAGGCTTTCAAACTAAAATAATATCTAGTGATTCTTATAGGGTTGCTAAGAAACAATCACAGGGGGTTTCATAATGTTTTATAACAAAGAACAAGTACAAGAATTGAATGACGAACTAGGCGAAATGGAAGTGTGGGAGTATATGCGTTCTAAGAATGAATTACTTAACATAATAGAAAGGCGTAGGCTGTTCAATAAAACGATTGGTGAGACACCTGAGAGTGTCCTAAACGCATATATAAACCTAAAAGAAGAAGAACAAGCTAATGACTACAGGAGTGCAATGTGAAAAAACTATTTTCTAGATTAGATAAATTTATTGATAGAAAGTGGAGAGAAACATGCTCTGTGCTTTTTTATTTAGCAGGAATAAAAGTTGAAGAAGATATAGACTGGTTAAACATGCACAACAATATGGTGGAGGATAAAAACAAAGATGAGTAAAGTTACTTTTATAAAAGATTACTTAAACAGAAATAAACCTGTTTCAGAACAACTACAGGATATGATTATAGAAGTGCATAAAGAGATAATAGAAATGCATGAAAAATCTATTCTTAATTACCAACAACATAAAATATTGCTTGGTAGATTAAATGAAATTGTTAATGACAAGGAGTCAAAAAATGAAGATTAGAAAATTAGAAGAAGTATATAATCCAAACAACTGGGTTTGGGGTGGTTGGCATTACAACGCAAGAACCAATGTTATAGAACTTTTTGATAAACAAGAAAAATATTGCTGTGTAGTTGATTTAAACAGTTTAAAAAATGCTAGTGATGTCTTAGCAATAATTTTATACATGAAACCAAGAATAAAAGATGCTGAAGATTTTAAAGATATGATATCTGCTCTTGAAGAGTTTAAAGGTAATTATAGAAGTATATTATGCTAGTATATTTTAATAGGGGGAAGATTATGAATAATTTTAATTATGATGATGAAGCACCATATATTGTAAATTTCAATAGATGGTATCACATGAATACAGTTGAACGAGAAATGTATAAAGAAGATAAAATGCCTTTTGATAAAGCTGAACTTACTTTTAAAAAGATGTGGGGTTTTAAAAAATTAGAAGAAACAGTTTTTGTTAATTAGATTTTTTCTCACTTGAATACTTAATATTTAAACCTGCTAATGTGCATAGTCTGTTTTTTTCATCTAGACCTTTTTCAGTAAGATCATAACTCTCACCATTAACTTTTATATAACCTTCTGTTATTAGGTTTGTTAAAAGTTCGCTTGGCATATCTTCACCAAACATGATTGTAAGTATTGAACCTAGTCTTTTTGTTTGTGTTTTACTTAACCCCATACTTTATCTATATCCTGTGTTTCTTCTGTTCTTTTTAGGTCTCCATACAAAAATAAAAAATCATCATACTCTTTTTGTGTCTTGTATTTTTTCTCTTGAAGATAGAAGGCTAATGCTTTTTTTATAATAATATGCTCTCTTTCATCTAAATAGAAAAGACCTTCTTCAAATTTTTCATCTATTTTATCTTCTGATATCCTCATGATTTACTCCTGTATTTTAGATGTGTTCCCAGTCATTACCCTCAAATAATAGTGATTCAGCTAATCTCCTTCTAGTTAGACCTTCAAGAACCTTGCCACCTGCTTTATTCCATCTTTTAATTTGTGCAGGAACATCTTCATATGCACCTTTGTTTAAAACTTTAAGCATAGTTGATGCATTCAGATTTGCACCACCTAGATTAAATGTCCAAGAAACAAGTGCATCAAATTGGTGTTGTGACAATGGCACAGTCACAGCTTTATCTATTTCTTCTTCAAATACTGCAACATCTTTAATTAATAATTTTTCAGCTTCGTCCTGTGTTATAGACATGCCCTGTGTTATGAGTTTAGTTGAACCATATCCTATAGTCCAAACACCTGCTGAACATTTATAAGATTCTAATTTACACCCTTCAAACTTCTTGATAAGTGCTATTCCTTCTTGTGATATTTTCATATTATTCTCCCCAAGTTCCGTCTTTTTTAACTTTTGCTTTTTTTGTTCCACCCCAGTATTCAACTGCGTGTCCTTCTTTAACGAGGGCTTGGCAAATATCTTTCCCATCTTTTGTAAAAGGTGTTGCAAGAATTCGTCCATATTTTCCCTTTCCATGTGATTGTATTACTAATTTTTCAGCACATAATTGTTTTAATCTTTCTTTTGCTTGAAGACCAAGTGCCTTTTCTTCTAAATTTCTAGTTCTTGACTCAGGTGTATCTATTCCATTGAGTCTACATCTTTGTTTGTGTAACTTTACGTCAAAGCCTAAATCAAGAGTCACATCTATGGTGTCTCCATCTATTACCCTTTCTAGTATAGCGTTGTATACAAATGGTGTGACTGATTTAGACATAGCGTTTTATTGCTTGGCTTTACCAATATTAAGAGCAAGTAATTCTAAGATTTTATATAACTTAGCAATCATTGCGTCATCTTTTGGTGTAGGTGTTAAAGCACAAATGATTGATGCACCGCATACAACACCTGTAATTATACCTAGCCATTCTCCTATCATTCCCATCATATTAATATCTCCTATAATGAATGAATCTAAATGGTATCAAATTATTTGCTTTCTGACACCTTTTCTTTAGGCTCATCCACTTTGTCATATTCTCTATAAAATTCAATAATATGTAAGGTTTCTTTTATATAGCGTTTTATCTCTGCCATATTCATAGATAAATTTTCATAATCTTTAGAGGTTAAAGAATAATATGCTGTTTCAGGTGCAGAGCCTGAATGTAAGTTTGATAGGTACTCTTCCATTATACGAGGGGTTAAAATTTCCCAGTCAATATCCGCCATAGATAACTCTATTGGGAGTGGTGGATGATACATAGGGGACGGCTCTGCAATCGTTATTACTTCAACAGGTTTGGTTTGCGTTGGCAACATAGAACACGCTGTAAAGTAGAAAAGGGTAAGGCTAACTATTATTAGATTCTTCATCATCAAATTGGCTAGGATTAGTTAATGCTATTAATTCTTCTTTGACTTTTTTAGTTCCTTTATTGACTATGTTTTCTATTAGCTTTGGTTTTGCTAGTGCAAGATTATCAAGATCATGTTTTGCAAAAGTGTTTTTAAGTTTATTAACTTCTCTTTGTGCTTCTTGGTTTTTTGCAGTTAGAAGATTAACTTGCTCTTGTGTTTGTTTTTGCTTTGTAAGATGTTGCTTTATAGATTCGTTTTGTTGTTTTATAGAGCTTTCTAAAGCTATCTGATTGCCTTTTAAAACTGATATTTGATCTTGGAGTCTATCTATATACCAAAAGCTACTTGATGCTGTTGCTAACAAGAGTCCACCTAGTATTAATGATAGTTTAAATCCCATATT